TACAGGGATAATCGCTCCAGGAACAATCTTAATGGTGTTAGGATTTAACACACCATCATCAGCTGCTGTATAAACACCAGCAATGGCTAACGATGCGTTCTTTAAGACTAACTCTAATGTTTTATTTAATGTCTTAATATCAGGTAATGCTGTGATCAATGGACCACGACCATAGATCTCGCCAGCCACTTTAGCATAACGTGATACGATCCAAGGACTGTAGTTCATACGTCTATAAACTAATTCTGTTTTAGATTCTTTATGAATCACATGGTAACAATAATCACCACGCTTCTGATCAAATACAGTTGCTTCCACTAACTCAACATCATCTGTTGGTTTTTGATCAATCTTTCTTTGTATCTCTTCTGGAATGTTTGCATCCATCCATTGTCTTTGGATTGATTCACCTTTCATACGCATACGTCTGTATACGTTATCAATCTGACCATTAGCACCTTCTTCAAAAGAAACTAAGTATTGTGGGACAGGAATAAAGTTAATAGCACTTAAATCATCACCTGGCTGTATCATCATGACAGCTGTGCCAACAGACAAGTCCAGTAAGAACTCACCAATAGCCACATCAAAATTAGATTGTTTTAGTGTGTCAAATAGTTTTTCATTATAAATATCCAATGCGGCCTGAGCTTCTGCTTGACGATCCATTGGAATGTCTGATCCTGGTTCTAAGCGACACCATTTACGTTGTGGAGGAAATATCCCTGACTGCATACGATTAGCAAATCGTTGTGTCGAGTTGATGGCTGTAGAATCAAACACACGATTCATCTTCTTCGTGCCACCCACTTTACCATCGTAATGGCCATCATATAAGTTACGTTGTGGTAGAGCAAACTCATAACATTCTTCGTATAAGTTTCTAAAGTCTTCTTTCTTAATTAAAGCTTTCTCATGTCTTTTTAAAACATCTTCAGCTTTTAATCTCATCATATCTACCATAACTATCCCTTTTTGTTTTTGTTAGCAAATGCTCTTGCTTCTTCTTTGTTACTAAATCCCCAAGCTTGTAATGCTTTCTTTAATCGTGTGGGTCTACCTTTTTCATCTTTTAAGGGACCAGACATACCAGCAAAGCGTGCAGCAAAGCTGACACGACGGCCGTCAGTCCCAGAACTTTGTGGTGGTTTAAGATCCCCACCATCTTTATTCTCAAAGTATTTACGTCCAGCTTCATTCAAGCCACCTGTAGGGTTTTGATATTTCTTAGCAACCATTATTCAGTCCAACTTAATATAATTTCCATTGCATGTGGATTGTTGTTTCCATCTGCATTGGTTAGTCTAAATAGGTAATTAGTCAATCCTTTGAGGATAATGTTATTACCACCGACTTCACCACCACCACCTTTTTTACCTACACCACCTGTGAGTATTTCTTTCAATATCAATGAGCCTGTGCTAGAGACTGTAGGGTTAGCTAAAGCTACACCTGTACTAGATAATGTACTTGCTCTATTTCTGTTAATAATAGGTAATGATGTACCACCTGTCGCACTAGCACCTTCATATAAATAACCGACTGCATTACCACTAGATAAACCACTAATTGTAAATACAGGATTCACTCCAGAAGGAAAAGCAATCACAATGTCAATACTATCTCCATCAGCTATTTGGTTATCATAGTCTGCAACTAAGCCAGCACTGAATGCATGGCCTTCAATTAGCCTGACATGTTCAACACTTCTGGTAGGATATGCCCCTCTGTACTGTTCCATCTATTTCTTTTTCTTAGGGAATCCAGCTAACATATTTTTATAAGCTTTAGGAGAAATAGTAGAATCTTCTTTAGATCGACTTGTGCCTTCTTTCTTACGCTTATTGATGTTGTAATACAGTCCTTTGCTAGCCATTAGTATCCCTTTTTCTTTTGACCTGATTCAGACATTGCAATAGCAACTGCTTGTTTCTTATCAGTTACTTTTTTTCCTGAGCCAGACTTTAATGTACCTGATTTATACTCTTTCATAACTTTGCGTACTTTCTTTTGCATTTTATCCATCATACAAATAACCCTTTCCCTAAAGATGTTGCTCCAAGTTGTAAACCACCAGCACCTAGCTCTGGCAATCCTGTACCACCATTACCTCCTACTGGAATAGCTTTTGCTGCTAAACCACCTGTTCCTCGTGTTAATCTTTTCTTTGCAGTCTCAGCTTTAGCAGCCTCTTGTTTTGCTCGGCTTGCTCCACGTTTTGCTGCTGCCTCAATATCAGATAATTCACCCACAGTAAAGTCTGTACGTCCAGCTGGGCCAAATACTTCAACTGGTTTAGTGTCATAAATTGGAATTGGTTGAGAAAGTCCACTTCCATATCCACCTGAAAAAAAACTACTTGTTCCAGTCCCTTTAGGTATTGGTTTATATCCAGTAATAACCGCCTCTTGTGGTACGCCATAAGAGATGCTAGTTTTTCCAACACCTCCAACTAGACCAGTTAAAACACTTCCTGTATAAACACTTGCTAATCTTTGACCAATCTTATACTCACCAGAGGTTGTGCGATATGAAGTTGCCATTTCACTTTTACGATAGCCAGATTTAATTTGCTCATCAACGGCTTTGTTCCACCAGTCTTCAGATTTAAAGACATTACGACCACCAGCAAGATCAATCAAATCTTTTTGTGCAGTTTCTGCTTTAGGAAGCATTCCTCTTGCTAATGCCATACCAAAATCTAAGGCTGCCATTACGCTTTAGTCCCTAGCATTTTCTTTTGCTCTTCTTCATCAAGGCCTGTCTCTGGTGTCACACGCTGTGCTAACAACATACGCTTACCACCTACACGTCTTGCTCTTTGTGCAGCAGACATTTGTTCTGCTAAATCTCTTTTTTGTTCTTCAGCTGCTTTTCTTGCACGTGCAGTTTCTTCACGTTGCATACGTAATGATTCTTCAGCTGCTGATGTATCTGGCTTACCGCCGCCAACTAAACCACCCATTACAATCTCCTCATCATAAATGTATCTTCCTGATCTGCACTGTATTTAACCATTACACCTTCTTCTATAAAACTTAAAGCTTTGGCCCAATGAACAGCACGTTGATCATCACACTTTACAGTAATTTGTATACGATGTAAATTAAATAATATCTGACAGCTATCAAAGAATGCAATTGCACCTTTAGTCATAGCTATTGGGTATCTTCTAGATTCCTCAGAGAACATAGACCACGCCTCACCCACTCCTTTCCAGTGAAACATAAGACCAAACACAGCGACAGGACGACGATTGACAAACGCAGTAACACAAGGACCGCCGTGAGATTGAAACACAAGAAACCGTTTTCGATCTTCAATCGCAATTGATTGAGATTCATACTCATCTATTCCTTTAAAATTATTTAAATGACTTTCATGAAATGGTAAATAATATCCATGACGTACTTCAGGCATTGCTTTGAGTATTTTATCAACGTGAGTTAAAAACATCGAAGTCACTATTTACTACAGTTTGTGAAATTAATGTATTCTGTGATAAGGCGGACTTGGTCATCCGCTTATGTTCTCCACCACCTAAAAGCAGATAACCAAATGCATCGCCAATGTGAGAATGTTCATTTTTGTTTGGACTATCTCTAAATCTTTCTTGTCCAGCCCCAACACTCACTCGTTTAAAATGATAACCACCCGCGAGTGACTTGCGTAATTTTTTACATGAGGTATGTAATACAAGTCCAGGCTTCCCAGCAATCAATCGTTGCATCGGAGCCGCTGCCGCTTCACGTCGGACTTGGAAATTATTTGATGGTGTCGGTTGTGCGCGCAAGCCTAATGTCCGTAAATAATCAAATGCCGTCACTTCATAGATGGCATCACGTTGCATACCCGCTGGGTCACCCCACACTAACACTTGTGCTTTCGGATAACGTGCATTGATCTCTGCCAATAACTGTTGACCGAATCTTTCTAGTCCCATGTCTTCTGTCACAATCTCATGCAAGATGACCCAACGCCCATTATTGAGTCGTTGTCCAATGGCAGCAGCTGGGGTTAAACCAAAGTCAAGACCAATATGAATAGGTAGAGTAGGATCATAATCTACTTCAGAACTACTCATCATGTTGTCATCATACTCAGGCCATACAGGTTTGCCTTCTTGCACATAAGTAAATTTACCTTCAGCATAACAACGAATCCAATCTAGATTCTTACCCCCCAACATTTGCGCATAATATCCGCCAGGTAAGTTCGATACGTTTTCTGCTGTAGGATTAATCGTCCACCAACGACCCCCTGAAAAGATATGATCGTTGGCTTCAGGATTCTCAGGTAAATCTTCAGGGGATACTTCTACGACTCCACCAGGTTGTTGGAAGAAGTCCCATCCATATTTACCTGTGATCGGTTCTTTTTGGCTTAGGCGGAACCACCAATGGTCGTCATCCATTGGGTTAGTATCCATCCAAACTCCATGCCAAGTCGGTCCACCATCCCGCTGTGTAGGATAGCGACCAACCCGATGAGTAAGACCATCAATAACAGCTTTTGGAAGTTCTCGTGCTTCATTGACCCATGCTCCTGTAAGTTCAAGTGACAATAATTTACGTACATCTTTAGGTTGGTCCAATGCCAGGAAAATCACTTCACAGTCTATACCCGCAGCATCACCGCGGGACGGGAGGCGAATGTGATGAGTGATTGGAGGTGTATATAGCATCGGACCAAAAGTGTTTTCAGGAAATAACTCTTGCCATGTCTTAATGGTTGTCGTCTTAAGTTCTGGGTACGAGTTCCTGACAATTACAAAACGAGTATAGCGAATCCCATCAATCGGTGATGGCTTCTGTCTGACAGCTCTCATCATGATTTCAGCAGCACACGCGTAAGATTTCCCAGAGCCAACAGGCCCCATAAGTCCGCGAACAAATGCATTACTTTGGAGAAATTTATAAGTTGTCCGTGCGCTACTAAAATCCAGATCAATGCCTGGACCCGCTAACTCTTTTTTACTACGTTCTTTCTTATTGCTCATCGTCGATGTCTTTAAATTTCATGGTTGCAATTCGTCTGAGTTCTTGATTCTCTTTCCATAACGCATCAATAATTTCCATAACCCTTGAGTTATTCAGATGTGCCATAGCAAACTCTTCTCGCAATTGCTCAATCATTGCTTTAAGTTCCATCTTTAGTCTCCAGTTGTTTTACTAAAAAGGCGACATAATGTTGTAACTTCCGCAAGTCCTCAACACCCCCTTTATCACGCCAACGCAGTGCGTACTTTATAATATTACCATTCAAGAATCCTTCGTAGGCCTCGTCTGATAAATACTCTTTCATGACATCTATAGGTTGGATGGCATGTCGCTTATAATGGTCACCCCCAACTTGGATGTCTTTTGGATCATTCGTCATTATCTATTCCTAATCTTCGTGCTGCTTCTTTTGCAAACTTGTTGACCACTTCAAACTGTTGGTTAGGATTGTCTAATACTTTTTTAATCCAACCTCTGTATCGATCATATCCTTGTACTCTTTTTGCTTCTTGTTGAATGATGGCCATATATTTATCTCGCGATGCTTTATTCTTCATTGTCAATTATTTCGGGTGCTTTAATATTAATTCCAATCACGGATGGT